CTAGAGGATCGACTAGAGGCCGCGCAAAAAGCTATCGATATTGAGAAGGGCTTAATGGCCGAACGAACGCGCCTTGCGGCTGAAGAGGTACGGATACAAAAAGAGACTATGGCCCTTAGCGAATCCACAGAGGAAGACCAAAAAAGGCTAGTAGATCTCGAAGTTGCGTTAATAAACATCCGAACCGAATCGGCGGAGATGCAGACAACGCTAAACAATAAGCTAAACATTATCCGCCAACAATCGGCCGCCGAAGAGCAAGCCGAATTCGATAGGCGCGATGCCTTGGATGCGGCGTTAATGACTAAGCGAGAAGCGGAGATAGCGGCAATAGTAGCAGACTACGAGACAAAGTTTGCCCTTTCCGATGAATTTAATACGGGAGAACAAGAACTACAAGAACAACAAAGGATTGCTTTAAAGGCAATAAACGATAAATATGATGCGGAAGATTTAACGGCTCAACAAGTTCTCGATGCCAAGACGTTAGCGGCTACCCGATCCACCCAAGCCTTTAAGGTTAAAGCAGTTCAAGACACGCTATCCGTTTTGTCTAGCTTATCGGAGACATTCGCGGGCGAATCTGAAGCGTCGCAAAAGAAAGCGTTTAATAGAAACAAAGCGATAGCGATAGCGCAAGGTTTGATAACTACATACGATAGCGCAATAGCGGCTTACCGTTCGCAGTTAACGCCGTCAATAGATAGCCCAATTAGAGCCGCAATTGCGGCCGGTATAGCTACGGCGGCAGGCTTGGCAAATGTCGCTAAGATTAGCAAAACTAAGTTTAGTGCGGGAACATCTAGCGGCGGCGGCGGCGGAGGTGGAACCGCAAGTATCCCAACCCCACAAAGTATTGGATCCGATGTCGGAGCGTTAGTACCCGATACCGCTGGGATAGATTTAACTACTACCGAAGTTCCCCCAGTTCAAGCCTACGTGATATCCAATAAAATCAGCAACGCCCAAGCACTAGACGCGGAGTTAGCTATACAAAGCACCTTATAAAATGAGACGATTAGAACTGTTAATAGACGAAGAGAGCGAGCAATTCGGAGTCGAGGCCATTAGCCTAGTCTACTCGCCGGCCATTGAGGAGAATTTCATCTTTTTAAACAAAGCCGAAAAACTAAGTTTTGCCAAAGTAGACGAAGAGAAACGCCTACTAATTGGGCCGGCTCTTATTCCGAACAAATCGATCATGCGATACGATCAAGAGAAGGCGGAGGAGTACGAGGTATTCTTTTCCGAATCTACTGTAGCACAAGCGGCGGAGTTATTTCTAAAAGAGAAGCGAACCGATGCCTATACCATCGAGCATAAAGCAGACGTAAACGGGCTAACTGTTTTTGAGTCTTGGATAGTTCAAGATGCTAAGAAAGACAAAGCGTCCCTTTATGGCTTCGAGGTTCCGGTAGGTACTTGGATGGTATCCGTAAAGGTTTACAATGATAAGGTTTGGAATCAAGTTAAAGCCGGAGACTATCGCGGGTTTTCAATCGAAGGATGGTTCGTGGATCGGTTGGTGCATATGCAGAAAGGCCCAACACTTGAAGAGGTAACCTTAGCAGTTAGGGAGGCTCTTGTACCTATCGACTTCCTTGACGGTGCGCCGTTATTTGCGACCGAATTTGAGGCGGGCTTATATGCCGAAACTATCGGATGCTCCGGCTCTCACGTTCACAATTTAACTGGGACGGATTACTATATGCCTTGCAAGGATCACGAGCAAGCGATAGAATATGAAGGCCCCACGTTAATCGTCGCAATGGATAAAGAGATTGACCTCGCCTCCTACCCGTGGGATGAATGCGTATCCGATCAGATGGCTAAATATGGATCTAAAGAAACCGCCGAAAAGATTTGCGGTGCTATCAAATCGAAATATGGAGGCTGAAAACTCAAACAAAACAAGGAGTTAAACTATATACAAATGAAAACCCAAGATATGAGCGTACTAGAACAAATCCGGGAGGCCGTCTCCTCCTTAACAAAAGAGCATCGACGCGAGTTTTACGCGGAGATTCGCTTAGATGACGGGCGTAAGATTGCTACCGAAGCCGATGCATTCGATCCGGGGGCTATGGTTTCGCTTCTTTCCGATGACGGGGAGAGCGTACCACTTGAAGCCGGAACGTATAAACTCGATGACGGTAAAGAAATTATGGTGGACGAAAACAACCGTATCGCGGAAGCAACCGTAGACGATGGCGATGTAGTCGAAGTAGAAGCGGCGGCCGATACTAAGTTAGACCGATTCGATGAGGTTCTAGCCGGCCTTGTTGCACGCTTTAACGTAGAGGAGGGCCTAGCTAAAACTATCGCCGATTTCGTTGTAGATGTTTACGGAGATGAGACGGAAATGGAAACGATTCCGGAAGCCGAAGAAGAAGGCTATAAAGATGGAATCGCAGACGAGAAAGAAGACGAGCGAGAGGATATGTACTCGGAAGCCCTTAGCCAAATTGCTACCGGTTTCGAAGCATTGAGCGCACGCCTTGAGAATTTAGAAAACCAACCCGCCGCCAATCCAGCGGCAATCACGCCGCAAGGCACAAAATCAAATCTTTCGACTCAGCGCAAGCCGAAGGGGTTAGAATCGCAGTAGAGCGCGCGCTACAAATTATTAACGATCACCGATGAATCCAAACATTGCAAAAAAGTACGATTTCGATATCGATGCTTCAGTAAACACTTACGCGGGCGAACTCGCTTTGCCGTATGTAACCGCCGCCGTATTGGGGGCCGAGACTATTAACAAAGGCCGCGTCCGTCTTATCGAGGGCGTTGTAGGCTCTGCCGTTATTTCGGGCATTGCCTTTACAGATGTTCTGCAAGCGGCTTCATGCGCCGGAACTGATGGAGCGGATCTCGCTTTAACCGAGCAAATCCTAGAGGTAAACCAATTGATGGTGAAGGAAGTTATTTGCAGAAAGACTATGTTCCCTACTTGGATGGCGGCACAAGGTCGAATGCAACGTAACGGAGATATCCCGGTAACATGGACTGACTTTCTTTTAGGTGCTACGGCCGCACAAGCCGGAACCTCTTTGGAGAATCTTCTATGGCAAGGGGCTACAACTACTTTCCCTCTCGGTTTTTTGTCTAATAACGGAGTAGTGAATGAGGCCGGTATTGATGCCTCGGCTTGTAAAGACTTTATCGAGCATGATACGGCGGCGGCTGCATGGACTGCTACTACTATCTTAGGACATATGTCCGGAGTATTTGCGGCGGCTCAAGCAGTACCGGGAATTCTAGGAAAAGCCGGATGTGGTTTCTATTTGTCGATGGAGGCTTACGCTTTCTATTTGCAAGCTATGGCAGTACAGAATACCGGCCCCGGATTCAATCAATCTATGGACGGTGCTACGTACTTGGGTTATCCCGTTTACGCAACGCCTGGAATTCCAAACACGGTTGATGTAATGGTATTCACTTACCCCGATAATTTGGTAGTCGGCACGAATAGCTATAGCGGTGAAGAAGCGGCGGCATTGATTCCCGTATATAAGTACGACGGAAGCGATAACGTTAAAGTTTCTATGGACTTTGCGGTAGGAGTACAAACGGGAGTTGCTACCGATGGTGTAGTAGGCTTTAACTTTACTTGATCCATGGCGTGCCTCATTAACGCGGGGAGGCTAGTAGAATGTAAAGACGCAATCGGTGGACTAAAAAGAATCTACCTTGCGAACTTTATCGAAGACTACGCCTTTACCTTGGGAACGGTGGATACCGCTACCCAAAATCAAGTGTCTGAATTGCCGGCAACTACGGTTTACGAATATGACTTGCGGCCGGATCTCTCCGGGCTAACGGTTAATATCGGAGCCGATAGCGCAACGGGAACAACTAGCTTCGAACAAGTGTTAGCGTTTACTTTACAGCAAGTAAAGATTGCCGACGCGACGCAAATTCAAGCAATGGCACAAGGTCAATTGTTTGCGTTTGCCTTGGATAATAATGATAACGTCTGGGCTTGTGGCTTGCGCCACGGCATGGACGTAACGGCCGGAGTAGTTCAAACCGGAGCAACTCGAACAGAGTTAACCGGAATTAACTTAACGCTAACAGGTATCGAGCCGGATTCGTTCTTGCTCCTTAAACCTACGGCGGGCGTTGGGACTACTAAATACCCTTTTGATGGTATTACCACGCCGGCGAATATTACAATCGTTCCGGGTACTTAATAGTTTTCTTTGTTTGTGGTTTAGGTTTATGAAGGGGGCCGCCGTAATGGGTGGCCCTTTTTCATTTGTCGAACGGAAACGCCCTCTTTCTATCTTTAAGCGATGCTCCTAATAAGCAAAAATAAAACGACTACCGCCGTAGGCGTAACCCAATCGGTAGAGTTTACCGATCTCAATTCTACGGCCGCCTCTTTTTTACTTGAGTTAAGAAGTAATGCAACGAACGAGGTGCTACTTATAGCGTCTTCGGATGCCGGAACTATTACAACCTATCGACCGCGTTGGGTTTCTTTTGGATTTAAAGCGGGAACTGCCGAGGCTCAAGGGGTTGCACCTATTTACGATCTAAGCGGCCCAAAGTATCCCGAGGGTTATTACGGGTATACTATTTACGCGCAAACAACTGAATACAATTTAGACCCATCGGGGTTAACGGTTGTAAATTCGGGGATCGCTTTCATACAAGATCAAGACGGAGCCTTTTCAGAGGCTAACTATGTATCCAATACCGACTCCGTAGAGGGGTATACTTATTACACCGAATGAGCAAGCAACACGACTTTTCGTTGTTCGATTTACCTAGCCACGAACTCCCGTTATTCATAGAACAACCTGGGAAGAAATGGGTGGATTACGGTTTTGATAATCTATATCCCGATTACCTCCGCGATCTATACTTAGGATCCTCTTTGCAAAGCGCAATTGTTAACGGCGTTTCGGAGATGATCGTAGGCGATGGACTAGCGGCAAGCGATTGGAATAAGAACGAAGAAACGCGCGAGCAATGGATAAAATTACAAGCCCTATTAAAAGGCTCAGAGCGTGACCTCTTGCGACGGGTTGGTTTTGATCTCAAACTCTACGGCCAATGCTACGTGTTTGTCATTTGGAACCGCGCACGAACGGAGATTGCCGAGATGCGACACGTACCCGCCCAAACGGTACGAAGTGGATTAGCAGATGGTAACGGCGTAGTTTCTACATACTACGTTTCGCCGCGTTGGGATATGGTAAGGAAGGCCGAATATCATCCGGTAGCATACCCCGCCTTTAATACAGACGATAGAACAGAGGCCGCGCAAATCTTTCAAATTAAGGGATACCACCCCGGAGTATTTTACTACGGCCTCCCGGATTATGTAGGGGCTACTAACTACATCCAACTTGATAGAGAGATCAGCGCATTCCACCTAAACAACATTCAAAACGGACTCTTCCCGTCCATGCTTTTAAGTATGAATTCGGGAATCCCTACAGATGAGGAGAGGCGAATAGTAGAGCAGAAGATTAACGAGAAGTTCTCCGGGGCAACCAATGCCGGCCGGGTGCTTATTTCGTTTAATGAGTCTTCAGACGATCAGCCAACCCTAACGGCTATCGATACCAACGGAGCCGATGGGATGTACCAATTTCTTTCGACCGAGTGTACTACTAAAATCCTTGCCGGTTCTAGAATTACCTCCCCGCTTCTTTTTGGAATCCGGGGCGATGGCTCCGGCTTTGGTAATAACGCCGACGAACTTAAGGATAGCTACTCGCTCTTTACGAATACTGTAGTAGCGGGATTCCAAACGCTTCTATTAGAACACCTAGACGAACTCTTTAGCGTTAACGGGATCGATCTCGACTTGTACTTTATCCCGCTCAAGCCGGCCGACTTTATCGACGTAGAATCCGTAGCGGTTCTATCTCCGGAAGATCAAGCCAAAGAAGGTATCGAAGTGGAGCGAGTCGAAACGGATGAGCCTACAATAGCTATTGATCCGTTAGTTAATCCGGACGTAGCAGAAACCGCCGCCGAAGCGGAAGCAAGTTATAACGGTGCGCAAATCTCTGCCGCCCTTGATATTATGATTAAGGTAAAGGAGGGCTTCTTAACAAGCGAGCAAGCTATTCTCTTCCTCGTTCAGTTCTTGAATATCGACGAAGCGGATGCACGCTCTTTATTTGCGGGAGCGGCTACGGAGTTTAGTATTAACCTCTCCAAGATAAAGGCCGGCGAAGGCGTAGCCGAGTGGCTAATAGAACGCGCCGAAGATGAGCCGGAAGGCTACGAGTTAATCGATTCGCGTAAGGTGGTATACAATCACGAGGACGGATACGATAAGCTATTTAAGTTCGCGGTATCTATGCCCAAGGGAGACTCCCGGAAAGTAGATAAGGAATACGATAGGGATGTAGTGAAGGTTCGGTATGCTTACCGCCCGCTCATTACGGGAACTTCCGGAACCCATACGCGAGGCCCAGAGAAAGGAGAAAGGTATAAAAACGAATCGCGCCCTTTCTGTGATATGATGGTTAAGGCAAGCAAGGGAGGTAGGGTATTCCGCCGTACCGATTTAGAGGCCGCAACAAACCAAGCCGTGAACCCCGGATGGGGAGAGCAGGGGGCAAACACCTACTCCATTTGGCTAAACAAAGGGCCGGGCTTGTGTCATAACTTCTATAAAGGCGGCGGCTCTTGTCAGCACTTTTGGGAGCGGCGAACATATCTCCGCAAAGGAAATAAGCGAATAAGCGTAAACGAGGCGCGTAAAATCCTACGCGAAGCGGGAACCTCTCTTGAAACTAACCCCGTTGAGGTGGCTAAACTTCCGCGCGATATGGCAGATAGAGGCTTCGTAGATGGGCGCGGGCCATTCACC